TGCCGATCCTACAGCGCACGCAGCTCTCACCAAGGTATTCCGACAGAATCTGTTCACCTACATCTGCTCGCCCTATCAGGACAATCCGCGCGTCAACGTCATGCGGGCGCGGCAGTACTGCAAGTTCGCTGTCAGCAGGGGGCGCATTCCGATTGCCCCGCATCTGTATTTCCCGCAGTTCCTGTCAGAGACAAACGAGCGTGGGAGAGTGATGTCCATGAACCTCGAACTTTTGCGGTTGTGCGGCGAAGTCTGGGTGTTTGGTGAGAGGATCACCGAGGGCATGGCAGCGGAGATTGCTCATGCCGAGAGACTGCGGAAGAACATCCGTTATTTTACCACGAAATGTGAGGAGGTTTCGCCATGAAGGTAATAGAGACAGAATACAAGGGCTATCTTTTCCGCTCACGCTTGGAGGCGCGGTGGGCAGTGTTCTTTGATGCCTGTGGCGTTCGTTGGGAATACGAGCCGGAGGGCATCATCCTCAGCGATGATTCATGGTATCTTCCAGACTTTTATCTTCCCGATTTTCACTGCTACTTCGAGGTGAAGAGAAACAGTGCCAAAGGGTCTGATGAAGGGGAAAAGGCTATCTGGAAAATATCAAACGGTCAGTACACTGATGAGTGGGCGGGTATCATCGCCTTTGGCGATCCGATGGATGATGATCTTTATATCTTCTGCCAAGAAAGCGATGACGGCGGTGCTGGCTGCTATGATAACCCGGTAACAATCGGTCTCCATCCAGAAACACTAGAGCCGTGCCTCTTTGCCTATAATGACAGGCGTGACCGCAGTTTTCTGACGACATTCAGCGAGAACTCCGAGTATATCCCGATGGAAACAAACGAATACGGGAGATACAGCTATAAGGACTTTGTGAGCAGGCGAGTTTACAAAGCTAGGAAAATCGCGAGACAGGCACGTTTCGAACACGGCGAGAGGCCGAGGAGGTACAGATGAGAGACTTGGCGATTGCCTACGGAAATAGCCGTCAGGCAAAGAAGTGGGTGAATAAGACAATCCGGTATGCGGATTTGAAAGAACGGCTCAAGGTTACCATCCGCACTGCGGAGTCTGCAGAAGAATATGCAAAGATGAGCAAAGCGCAGAGGGATGCGGCGAAAGACCACGGCGGATTCGTGGGGGGCGCATTGAAAGGCGGTCGTCGCAAGGTTGATGCCGTGGAACTGCGCTCAATGGTCGCTCTGGACGGTGACCGTATTGACAAAGCATTCCTTGATGCCTATGAAACGAATGCACCGTATACTTCATGTCTTTACACCACGCATTCCAGCACAGAGGAGAATCCTCGCGTAAGACTGGTATTCCCGCTGCTGCGGGATGTCACCTCGGAGGAGTTCGTGGCAGTATCCAGGTATCTGGCGCAGATGCTGGGCATCGACTTTTTCGATGAATGCTCCTATCAGCCGAATCAGCTGATGTACTGGCCGTCGTCTCCGCAGAACGGCGTATTTGTCTTCAAAGAAGTGGAAAAGGAATGGCTCGACCCGGATGCGATCCTGTCGGCGCACCCGGAATGGACGGATCCGACGAGGCTTCCCACATCCTCTCGTGAGAGCAAGGCGAATCAGGTCACGCAGCAGAAGGTGCAGGATCCTCTTGAAAAAGAAGGTACAGTCGGAACCTTCAACCGGGTATTCTTTCCTGTCACCCGTGCTCTTGAAACCTTTCTTGCCGGCGTATACGAGCCGACCGAGAGCGAAAGCCGCTGGCATCTCATCGCTTCCAGCAGCATTGCGGGCGTGGAGATCAAGGATGAAAAGTTTGTCTATTCCCACCATGCGAAAGACCCGGCATATCTGAAACTCTGTAATGCCTTCGATATCGTCCGCGTCCACAAGTTCGGCGATTTGGATGATAAGGCCTCCTTCCGCGCCATGTGCGATTTTGCCATGCGGCAGGATGAGGTCAAGATCGTGGCGGCAAACGAGCGACTGAGTGAGGCAGAAAAAGACTTTGCGGAATCTGTCGATGACGAGTGGAAGAAACGTCTGCAGCGCAATAAGAACGGTGTACTGGAAAACAACCTCCACAATATCCGGCTCATCATGGAGAACGATCCGTACATGAAGAACATCGTGTTCAACCAGCTGGCGGACGGCATGGAGATTCGCGGCGCGGTTCCGTGGAAACATCCTGCGCGGTTCTGGCGGGATGCGGACGATGCACAGCTCATCTGCTATATTGACGCAAGCTACGGATCCTTTTCACAGAGAAATTATGACATTGCCGTGACCAAGGCCGCAGATGACCGCTCCTACCATCCGATCAAGGAGTATTTCGACGGTCTGCCGGTGTGGGACGAGATGCCGAGAGTGGACACCGTCCTGATTGATTATCTGGGGGCGCAGGACAACGCCTACGTCCGCGCTGTGACCAGAAAGGCACTTTGCGCGGCATATATGCGCATCTATCATCCCGGCATCAAATTCGACTACATCACAGTGCTCAACGGAAATCAGGGCATCGGGAAATCCACGCTGATCGCCAAACTCGGCATGGAGTGGTTCGCCGACAGCTTGACGCTTTCCGACATGAACGACAAGACGGCAGCGGAGAAGCTGCAGGGTTACTGGATTCATGAAATCGGCGAGATGGCAGGCATGAAGAAAGCCGAGCTAGAGAAGGTCAAAGCCTTTGTATCGAGGCAGGATGATAAGTATCGCGCGTCTTTTGGCAGACGAGTCACACCCCATCCGAGGCAGTGCATCTTCTTCGGCACGACCAACAGCGAGAAAGGGTATCTTCGTGACATCACGGGAAATCGCAGGTTCTGGAACGTCAAGGTCACGGGCGAAGGCAGGATGAAGCCTTGGAATCTCGATCAGGAAACAGTGGATCAAATCTGGGCGGAGGTCATCGTTCTTTCCAATGCCGGAGAAGATCTGTTTCTCGACCATGCCTTGGAAGACTATGCCCGAAAAGAGCAGTCCGAGGCGATGGAGCAGGATGATCGTGAAGGTCTCGTCGCATGGTATCTTGATATGCTTCTGCCGGAGACATGGGACACGATGGATGTGCATCAGAGAAGGGATTATGTGCAAGACCCGGACGGTCTCCTGAATGCCAAAGGAACGATGCGCCGAGAGACCGTTTCCAACATCGAGATATGGTGCGAATGCTTCGGCAAAGCGAAGGAGGACATCAAACCTGCGGACAGTTATGCCATATCTGCGATTATGGCAAGGCTTCCCGACTGGTCGCGTCCTGAAACGAGGCGGCGCATTCCGATATACGGTCTTCAGCGCCTTTATAAAAAGATGTGACAAAATGGTGTGACAAGGTGGTGCGTGTGACAACGCAGGTAAAAGTTGTCACACTTCCATTGCCGTGTTTCATGGCAGTTATGACGATTTGTGACGGACAAGACAGTAAATTCTATATAAGAGAAAAACAGTAAATATATACCCATAAGGGGAAACCGCGCACATATACGCGCGTATAGGATTTTTAGTCACTGTCGTCACAGGGGAGAACGATGAGAGAAAAAGACATTGAGCAGGAACTTGCAGCAAGAACCAAGGCGATGGGAGGCATCGCTCCAAAGTTCACCTCACCGGGATTTGATGGAATGCCTGACCGACTGGTACTTCTGCCGCGTTGCAGGATGGGATTTGTGGAACTGAAAGCACCGGGGAAGAAGCCGAGAGCTCTGCAGCTGGCGAGGCATAGGCTGCTTCGGCGGCTTGGATTCAAGGTGTTTGTGATTGACGAGATAAATCAAATTGACAGCGTATTGGAGGAAATCGACCATGAATGAACTTACTGTTTTGGAACATAACAGCATCCGTGTCATGACCACGGAGCAGCTTGCCGAGGCGTATGGATGCAGGGCAATTCATATCCAGCAGAATTT